TCATATGATAGGATACTTGGATCATTAACAGTAGATCCAATTTGATATCCTGTGTTGAGATTGTATCCAGGATCGTAGATAGTTACTGTAGCGCCATCAAAATGATCAGTTGCAACAGTTCCTTTCTGTGCTCTTTCTACAGTTAGATTATTATCTGTTCTGTTAATAACTTTGACAATCTCATCATTTATTTGTAAAAAGTCGTTGGTTGTAATACCAATAGAACTATCAACAGTAAGAATTGGATTTTGAATTGAAAATCCAACGTGATCAACACTTACTTGTAATGTTGGAGTATCATTATTAGTTTTATTGAGAGCAGAATTACCAACCGTTAGCAAATCAAACTTTTTATATCCAGATCCTTTATTTGTAATAGTAACACTGTTAACTGTGCCAGATGAGGATACGACAATCGTTGCTTCTGCTCCTGTTCCAGATCCTCCAGAAAGAGCAATGCCTTGATATGTATTTGGGGTGTAATCATTACCGCCATTTAAGATTGCAATTCTACCAACACCAGTATCGCTGAGAACCCTTGATACAACTGGACTCTTAAAGAAAACTTCTTGATAAATTCTTGTTCTTACATAGTAAGTAGTTGTAGTAGTAGAATCATCAGGATTGATATCAATATCAATTTTTTCATTAACTGCAACGCCATGAGCATCTGCTGTTGATAATAGTGCTACGTTATCGGTAATTGTAAAAATATCCAATCCTGAACTTAATGACAGAACTGCAGCAATTTTTGAACCTGTTGTATTGATAAGATCGGAACTTCTGATAACAAGATCATCAGATGCAACAAAAGTTCCAGAAGTTACCTTGACTTTTACGGTATTTTGATCTATAGTTGTCTCTAGTACTTCTCCTGTTGCTACAGGAAGGTTAATACCATCACTTAATGATAGCACTGCTCCCTTAGTATAAGAAGAATTCTGACTTAAGATAAGAGATACAACAGTAGTATTTGATGATAGTTTATCTGTACTACTAAATGTTCCAGAAACATTTCTCAACGCTAATCTTGTTCCTGAGAATACGTTTCCGACAATCTGACCAGTTGCACCTGTATTTGATTGGGTGATTGTATCGCCATCAAATAAGTATGCTGTTGAAATCAATTCAATAAACAGTGCTTTCGTATCTTGAGATTCAATTGAGACAACTTGTCTTCCCTTGACCGAATCTACTTCAGCACTAGCATCAAAACCTTCAGTTTGACTATTATCAATCTTCAACTTTGATCCAACTGAAAAATTTGGAACGCTCCTTAAAATAGATGCTGACGATACACTACCTCTCTTAGCATCATTAATCTTTGCAATGGCAAGATCGCCATTATTTTCAATATCAGAAGTTCTGAGTCTCTTAGATCTCCGAGGAATATCTTCTTGAGATATAGGAGAATTGTAATTAGAATCAACTGGTAATGAGTAGTAATTCAATCCTAAGATATATGGAAACTCGGGAGAGTTAAATGCATCAACTGTCATAAAGTATGCATAAGTTCCATTTGGAAACTCTGGAGTTACACAATATCTGCCATTATTTTGATCTAAAGATCCAGACCCATCAATATAAGTGTAGTCATCAATAAAAGTACCAATTGGATAAGTGACAACTGGAGGACCAAAGTCTCTAGATGTATTTCTAAAATAACTAGTAGTCATACGGACTACCGAACTTTGAGGATCTACAGCGTCCGCATAACCAAAAGGACCATAAATGGGATTGCCATCATAAGCAAATCCCAAAATAGGAGAGTGAGTAGATCCATTATCATTTGCCCTCAACGTAGACGGTGATGCATAATAAGCGTATCCATGTCCACGAGAATTTACAAAGTTCTTAAAGAAATATCCATTCTCAGAATCTAAGTTTGCCAGATTCTTATAATAACGATCTTTGCGCCATTCTCTAATTTTTGCTGTTGCTGTTGCTCCAGATCCTACAGCAATAATTTGAACAGAAATGTTTTCTTGAGTGTATAAACTACCACCATTGACTTTTACAAAACCTGTGATTTGACCTGCTGAATCAATGGTAGCAGTATAATCTGCAAATCTTCCTTTTCCTGCACTGTCAGTGATTAAGACTTCTGGTGGGGAAGAGTAGTATTCTCCAGGATTGTTGATGGTAATGCTAGTAACTTCGCCATTGGTAACAATTGCAGTTACATCTGCATATCTACCAGAAACAATCTCAACTGTTGGAGTAGAGTTATAATTTCCTGGAACATCTACGATTACAGACTCAACAACTTGACCAGCAAGAACTGATCTTGCTTGATTTGATACTCCATTAACCAAAACAAATGGTTCTTTTTGATAACCCGTTCCACGGTTGTTTATGTTAATACTTTGAATCGGACCAGATAGTACAGAGTCCTCATCTTTATGCGATAAGAAAGGAATTCCATTTACGGCAACACCAATATCACGATATTTTGTTTCGTAAATTTCGGTTGTAGAAATAGGATTTTTTCTTACAATTTTTAGTAATCTTTGATCCTGAATATCGCTAGGGATACTTACACCCGCTTTAATAATATCATGAGATGGGAACCCTGAGGAAGCAATATAGTACGCTTCACCGTCTTCAAAGATTGCAGATACATTAGAACGTAAATCTGAGATCTCAGCAGTTACAGACCCGTTAAGGGATGATCCAGGAGTAGAATGTGTTGTAACCCATCTCAAATTATTTTGAGCATCAAAGATTTTGATATCATCAGTTAAAAAACCAGGCTCTGAAATTTCTACAGTATCACCAGGATTGGAATATGGGTAATTTGATTGATTGCTTAAATTATACAGCACACCAAATACTAGAAGATCTACACCATTTCCAGATACATTTGCTCCATAAGTTACCGAACTACCTGAAGAATGGAATCCAGATCCAGATCTTGTTTTTATTACAAACTGATTTACATTTTTATGCTCAAATGTAAAAGTTTCATCGTCAATTTTAAACTCTCCCGTTTTTCCCCAACCTAAAGTTGAGAATACATTAATCCTATCACCCACTGTGGTAGATGCATTAATGTCTTCGGTCAGACTAGTTCTAGCAGCAATTGAAAAGTTGCCATTAACAGATTGTTCTGATAGAACGACTTCATATAAATCTTCGCCGTCATATTTACCAGAAAACTTTACATTGTCTACTACTGCAGAAGCATAATCACCTTCAATGTTTTGGACAATTGTTTTACCGATTAAATCAGTTGGATTGCCTGATGTAATCTTTGCTTTTAGGGCATAAACTTGAATCCATTCAGATTCAGATCCTTTTAAAGTGTGATCTCTAGGATATGAAATTTCTGGTTCGGGATCATCTTTAATTAAACACTTAAACAAGAATTTAACAGACTTGTCAGTTCCTTTTGCTTGATAGAACGATGCAATGTTCTTAATTAAAGTTCTCTTGTCAACTCCTTCTTTTAAGTATGCTTCTGGAAAGTCTGCAAGATACTGACTTTCAAAACTCTTTACTAGAGCATACAAAAATAGATTACTAACATTTTGTACAGTAGATCCGTTTACATGAGGATCTGCTTGTGTAGTTACAAATACACTCTCATTGTACAAATTACCTAGAGTGGTATTTCCACTAACACCACGACTTACTTCTAAAAATTGAGTATCTGTCCTCTGTGCATAAAAACAGATCTCGTCATTAATTTTAAGATAACCACCGTTCTTTGGAAATGCAGTAGCATCAGCAACTGTAATAGTTGTATCAGATTCTCCTAAACTGCCACTTAGAGTAGTAGACTGCTTTAAAATATTTTTCTCATAAAAATCAATATCACGATATGTTTCAAGATTCGTGATAATGTCAAGTGGTTGTCCTTGTAATTCTAATTGCTCATAGTATTTTTGCACAAACTTTGAAAAAAGTTCGTACTCTTCATTGATAAAGTCTGGTAACTGAGACTCAACTAGAAATGAGATTTTATTAGCAGTTTTCAACATCTACTACTACTCTTTGTATGCTACAAATGTACTCTTTGAGATATCTACGTCCAAGTATACCTCACGCTTAACTTCAATATCCTTTTTCGCTGGTTTGACTCTAAGTTCAATGCGATTATCGGAAAAAGATCCTTTTAGGATAGTGAAATCATATAACTTAATTTCGCCATGTAAATAATCAATATCACCAACAGAATCATTAAGGAGAATTTTTTCTCCAGTTAAAGAATCTAGTCTATATAGGACGATTTTGCCATTCCTATCTTCAAGATATGAGGTGTAATTTGGATGCTCAAATACAGTCATACCAGTAGAAGAAACTACAGGACCATCACAATCTTTTAGGAATTCATTTTGATAACAGATTTCGTAATATGAAGAAGAATTGATCTGTGCGTAGAAATCCTTTCTTAGAGTAATATTAGTATCGTTAGAATTAACTGAACGATCACTAGTATCAATGACACCGATGAACTTGCTATACCTGAATTTTCCATTAAACTTCTCCGTCTGAGATGTTTTTAGATACTCTTCAATTGCAGTAGATGCTTTTGCTGCAACTCCTGCTGGTAACATGTTGGTCTTAGTTGAATCATAGTAGATCTTACTGTCAATCTCAATATACAGTATAGATGGATCAATAAACTCTGGTTTAATAGATGCAACCGTATACTTCTTGAGTTGATCGGTAAGTTCGGATTTTGTAAGTGAAGATAGTGATGCTGCTTCAGTTGGTTTAATTGCAATGAAAACTTTTCCATATGCAGGAGGAACCTGATCCTCTCCACCAAAGACAATGATGTCACCAATCGCTGGATATAAGTCTCTTACAATTGCTTTGTAGTCATTAGACGTTACTGCTCTATTCTGTGCTCCGTATACCTTGGGTGCATTGTATTTAATTGCAGCAACACTTTCAATCTCTGCTCCGCCAGATGCAGCAGAAGATACGCTAAGGTTAGAAATGCTAAACGGAGTTGCAACAATTGCATTGTTTTCATCTTCTAATCTCGCGCTGAATGAGAATGTTTTTGCGCCATTCGTTTCTGGTCCGTTAGTTTCAATGTAACTAATCTCTACCAGTTCTCCGTCAGAAAGACTCTTACCTAAAATACCATCACCGAAAAATAATTCATACCTCTCATCTTCAATTTCGCTGATGAAATATACTTTATATTCCGCTCCAATGTCTAAGATACTATCTGCTCTCTTATATTCTTCAAATGCCGTTGACGTGTTAGATTGAAATACTCTTACTTTTAGAGTGCTAAGATCCGCAGATGGGTTTTCAATTTTAAATCTTTGATTTTTCAATGCGGAAGTTACAATCGTATTTGTCTCTACATACGATCCTTCGCGAATAATGAGATCTTCAACAACACCAGTTCCGTTTGCAACCGAAATTTTCTTGTCTTCGGTCAGAATATAATTGTATAAAGTGTTATCATAATTGGTTACAAATCCAGTGCCTTTTTTAATTGTAACGCTAGATGGGATGGACTGTCCAGTAAAATTAATATTAAAGGAAATTTCCGCTTTTGGTGCGGTCTTTGATTTTGGGGTATACCCTAATTGTTTTGCTAACGCTACAACGTTATCTCTTAGACTTGCCGAGTCTAAAAACAACTCATTCACAACCATGTTGGTGTTGAATGCTGTGTAATACGTATTATATGCCAACACATCAAGCAGTTGACTTAATGCAGATCCCTCAAAATCATAATCAGTAAAATCTGTCTGTGCTCTCATGTAATCTTTGAGAGCAGTTTTGATTTGAGTGAAGTCTAAATTGTTTAACTGGGTATATGGCATTATCTCGTCCTATTCAGGAAGAATTCTACGGTTACTGGTGGAGTTGAAGACCCTCGGATTTGATATGTCATTTCTACATCAAAACCATTGTCATCTTCATTAGGAGTACATTCCATACTTCTAATTACAACTCTTGGTTCAAATGTTCCGATGGCATACTTTATGTTTTGCTTAATCATACCCGCAGTTGCATATGTCATGGGCTCAAACAAAAGAGAACGAAGATCCGCCCCATAGTCTGGGTTGAATAATCGTTCTCCTTTATTTGTTAATAATAAATTTGCAAGTGCTTGTTTGATGGCAGCACCATCCTTACTAACAACTAGGTCATCAGTAACAGGATGTTTCTTAAACGTGATGTTAATATCTCTAAACGAGAGATTGGACGTTGCCATCTAGAGTATACGAAGACACTAGTTATTTAGTACCTTCAGTCCAACGTTCTACAAAGTCATCAAAACCACCTGCTCCACCACAAGGACGACTCATACGATCTTGGGGAATATCATAGAGTTCTTCTTTTCTCTTATTGCGATTTCTCTTTGATGCCATTTCCAAATAACGATCACTATCAGTCTCAGTAATAAGAGTCATACCCTCATCAATGAAATCTTGACCTTTATCTACTTTATGATGGTTGCCCATGTTAGCTCCAGTGATTGTTTGGTTGTTCCCACCAGAAGTGCAAGTCTTCTGTCTTATCATCATAATAATGGGATACTAGGTCACTCTTAAATTTACTACGAACATTCTCGCACAAAGAAAGAGTGTAATAGTTCTTCTCTGTGAACTCTTCCATGATCTTAGTAATCCAAGTATAATTACCTCCTCGGATAACTCCCGCTTCACATAATATGAAGTTTTCCCAATCAACAACCCAGTCCGAATAGTTTAAGTGGAAATTCACTTTGTATTCTTCGGCGCTCTCGTCGGGGAACGGTACGTTAACGGATTCAACATGAAAACACTCTCCATCCATGGATAAACCGTGGCAGAGGTGTTGTGTCACAATACTTGAATAATCAGGAGAGACACATAACAAACATGTCTTAGAAGGATGGATATCCCACTTAGACATCTTTACCTTATATATCATCTCCTGAATTAATGCCATCTCCTTATCTTGAGAGATAAACAAAAGATCTCGGAGTTTCGGCGTTTCGGTCCTCACTTACCCTGACCACGATAACGCTTCTTAGCGCCATTACGTGAAGTTGCAGAAAGCTTTGTATGCTTCCCCTTACCTTGACGACTCTTCTTGGGAATGGACTCAATCATCTTGTCGCCCATCAAACCAACTTTGCTTCGTGCCATAATCTTAAATGAATTACTTAGTTACTATAACACAGGATCTGTTATCCTGCAATGACTGTGCGTGCTCCTGACGTGATTGTGCCAAGATCTGCACTATCGCCAAACCTGGCAATTCCCAGTGCTCCCACTAGTACCGTCTCAGATCCTGCATTCACAATCTGATTGGGATGAGGGATACATGGTGGTATAAGCGCAGGATTCGTGATTGTGTGCGGCGCTAAGGGACTGGAACGACGTGCTACTGGTTGACCCTCCACAATTACTGTAGACTCGCCTTCCAGGATCGTAGTGACGGTATCACAACCATGTCCAGTTGCAACAGTGTCCCCCTGTCTCGCAATCATTCCATCACTAAATGGTGCTTCCGTCATCTCCCAATCCCTTCAGAATCTTTACCTCTGTATATAGATCGTCAAGCGTCTCCGCTATAGTCTGATAGTTCTGGCATTGGGGTGGCTTGTACATCAACTGGGGGCGTTCTAATCGCGACACCTTCTTCTCCACCATCGTCAACCTCTCTTGCAGCTGTTGGAGTTTCTCGTTGAACTGTTGCATTGTCAATTGGTTGTCTTGAGTCATTGTCTAGTCCTGCAAAGCGACGTGCTGCTGCTCCTTCAAACTGATCACAGAATGTGTCAAAGTTTGCAAGGATCTGCTCATACATGTTGGAGTCATATTCAGGGTGGTTCATTTTAATCCAAGTTTAGTAGATACACCAGGCTCGTTCAATACAGGTGAATCACTTCCAGGGAACCTCGCAAGTTCATCTACTGCATTGATTCGTTCTTCAAGTTCTAGAAGTCTTTGCGCCATCTCTTCTACAACCGTCACAAGCCTCTCAATCTGTCTCGTGTGCAGTGCAATCATATAGTTTGGATCACTTGCAAGACTTTCTAATGCTCTCGCAGAATCCTCGTACTCGGGCGCTCCAGGCACTACTGTAGACTCAGTAATCTCAAAAGGGGTTTCAGACATAATTTTTGCTGGGAAATTTTTTTAGAATTAATGGTTTTGAAAATCCATTTTCCAAATATATTTATCGGTCGTCTGGATACTTTTGTAGGTTAGGGAAGTTCGGGTTTTTGGAAACCGCTTGGCGACCACTTAGGGGATCGGCACACCCCAAACCACTGTCCAGACTGTGATATACTGGGCGACTGCCTCAGTCCTCGCAGAGGCAGCAGTTGTCGGGTGCGTTGCCTGTCATCCGACGAAACTCCCAAGCGAAGCGCAATGCCTTCTCCTGCAGCGGGCGACCCAGGCGACCCTTCATCACTGCCTGACCCTCACCGTTCTTATCGTATGCGAAGGTGATGGCATCGTTGCAGTCGGTCTCACCGATGAACCCATCAGTGGGGCAGTCGCCTTCATGCTTGAGGCGCAGCATCTCTGCCATCTTGTCCACCTTGGAGATGGGGCAAACAAACCACTCGGTGCCACCCTCATGCCGTTCGTACAGATGACGGTAGCGGTCGGGCACGTTGGCATCGTGGTCCTGCAGGGTGGAGAATCCTGCCTTACGCATTGCCTGGTGACAGAACGCCTCGGCATCCTTGCAACGGTCAACCCGCACTGCATCGTAGAAGAACAGGTCGCCGTCGTTGCTGGTGGCATGACCGTTGAGCATCTTAAAGGCAGCACGCTCGCCACCTGCAGACAGACCCATTTTGACCGCGACATATTCGGTGTCGTCGCTGGTCACCACGTTGCTGGTGGACATCATGAAATAGATGTACCCTGGCACGTTCTTGCCGCTGCCTGGTTGACGCTCGGGGACAGTGCCACCGAAGTCGTGATCAGCAGGAGCAGCGTAGCGGCGAAGGTTGAGCATCGGTCTGTCTGTGATGTGTGTATTGTAGACCCTAGGCGTCAGACCCAGCGGTCACCAGGGACAGTGCCCCAACCGTCACGCTGATAGCGGCGACGATCATAGTCCTCAGCGGTGAAGTGATCGTCAAAGTCGCCATCCTCTGCCATGGGTCGGCGGCAGTGGTATTGGTCATGCATGGACTGCGCCATGGCATAGTCAGAGGGGCGAGCGATGCGTTTGGTCATGTTGTTCGTTTGCATGTGTGTAGTATAGGCGCAGGGCACTGCCATTCAACCGAACTGGTGACAGTTCACCCACTGTCCTAGGGAGCGGTCTCCTGCGATCATCAATGCTAGGATGTCACGCTTGCGGGTCTTGAACGTATACTCTGCCTCTGGAGTCTTGAACCAACGCACTCGGCAGGTCCCTGTGAAGGGGTTGACCTTGAGAGTCCAGACGCTTTGCGAGACGCTTGGGGAGATGCAGGAGATGTTGAACATGGGTGAGAGTCGTTGTGAGAATTGTAGCACGGGGAGCGATCACAACTCCC